TGAACCTTCATTGAGAAGGATGGTACATCCAGATGGAACGATTGAAGAGGTTATGGCATGAATCCAGAAATCGTACAATATGAAGTTTTGGCTAAAGAATTATTACGACGCTGCATGGCAGAGGACGAACCCGAAGAATTGCGGCGCTGGTTATCTGAAATGTTGGCACGCATGGGAGCCGGCGAAGAGGACGCTATTTTGAAGTGGGTTGATTCGTTCGATTTTACCAGTAAGATTATTGAGGACTACGAAAAGATAGCCAACACGCCTGAAAGTTTACGGCGCGATTTATCATGGCCGTGGCAATCATGGAATAATATTATAGATCCACTTGAGGACGGGATGCTAGGATTGGTTACAGCTCCAGACGGGGCCGGGAAAACAATCTACGCTGAATCAATCGCCGAACACTGGGCAGCACATAAAAACAGGGTGGTATTTGTCCACTATGAACTAAACCGCAAACTAATGATGTTGCGGAGAACGTCACGTCATACAGGAATTACACCCAGGGACATAAAAAGCGGTAAGTTGAATCCATTGCAGAAACAAAAAATTGACGAAGTAAAACCGCGCTTGCTGAAATGGGAAGGGTATATTTCATATCTCCACACCCCAGGCTGGACTATGGAGCGAACCATTACAGAACTGCGGAGGTTAGTCAATGAGGATGAATGTGACGTGGTGGTATTGGACTACCTCGAAAAGGCGTCTGCTTCAAAGCGGCAATTACAAATGTTCGGCACCAACATATACCAGCGCGAAGCCGACAACGTAGAACAAATAAAAACGTTTGCAGAGATGACAAGCATTCCGGTATTGATGGTTGCACAAATGAGCAAGGAAGGCAAGCAAACATCATTTGAAAATGTTGACAGGTCAAGTGTCAGGGGAGCTGGTGAAAAAAGCGACAAGTCAAACCTGGTGGTATTGTTACGACGTGATCGAATTGAGAATGGATATTCAAATATTGTTGATGTTCTGGTGGATAAAAACACTATGGGATCAACGGGTGTATTCAAACAGATTATGCAACCTGAATATTTTCGGGTTGGCGATTTAGAGAGAGGAGCATAAAATGACATGGTACGAAGCACGAACCAAAGCCGAATTGGAATACAAGCAGGCTGTACGGGAATGGAAGCAGGACGACACCCAACGCAACCGCGACCGGGTGAAGATAAAGCAGGCGTTATTAGAAGGGCTACAGAGGAATTATCGGAGGACAGGATGACCGAACCACTACCAACCTATGACGTATTTAACCCTGACGATTACATCAACCTGTTATTACAGCGGATAGACACCATGTGTGACATGATCGACCAACTGCGACAAGAGCGGACGATGCTACTGTTGCAACGTGACGAGATGCTGAAAAAGATTGGAGAGAATGATGATACGCTATAACGACAAATACAATGCTGATTACAAATTCAAGCGTGAGATGTATCGCGACAAGACAACGCTAGTCGGCGAAATGGCAGGCTACGACGAGCAGGACATGAACGAGGCTATCGAGGCAACCTACCAGAAACTTGAGCCACATGACAGGGTAATAATCGACGGGATGCTGAACATGCTGCAAAACTACGCGGACGAACGAGGGCGGCGCGGATTTGGCGATATGTCGCGCAAGGAACTGCTAGTGAAACTAGGCTTGTGGCTGGCAGAACGAAAAAAGGAAGTGAAGTGATGGAAAAATATTATTTAACTGATTGTATGGATTGTCATCGAACATTTACTTCCCAACAAGAAGGCGTTAGATTGTGTCCTTATTGTGAAACAAGAAATATTACAACTGACACAGTTAGGATGACTGAAAACAAGGCATTGAAAGGATTTGATGAAATGTTACAGCCGATATATTTAGAGGATGAATCTGTAAGACTATTACGAGAAGATAACTTAAAATATCAACAAGAAATCGTACAATTAGAATATAAGTCGAAAAAGCTACTAAAAAAATATAAGTATTGGAAAACACAAGCTAAGACATTACGGAAAGGTATGCAACAAATTAAATTTGATAACTATATTGAAGACCATATAGCCAAAGAATACGCAACAAAATTTCTTGACGAATATTATCTGAATGAATTAAAGGCGGTGAAGAATTGAAACAACAGCAATCACCCGTCAATGTTGTATTTGTTATGGACGGAAAATCGGAGCGTCCGAGAATACGCGTCGAAATCGGCACGTGGTTTGACTGCGAAATTATGCCGCCTGAGATATTCTTTAAGCTGTGTAGCGAGTGGTGGAGCAATCGCGAAATTGCATCTTGAAATTGTGCCGGGAAAGTTGTATAGTGATAAGTGAGGTGATGAGATGAAAACAGCCGAACAAATGATGTGCGAGTGGATGCAATCACAGCTTAAGGATAACCAGACGTTTACCATCAACAGCGAGCAATACCTGGAGATATACAACTGGTACCAGGAAGTCGAATTAGCTTCGCATAATAAGTGTTGGCATATTGGGGGCGCATTTACAGGCGAAGATGCACCGGACAAGATTATAGAATGGACAGGAAACGATGACAGAATTGATATGCCTGATTTGTACAATGATGTAACTTGGCGACCTGGTACAGATTTGCCTTTTGCAAAATGGACGGGAAATGAGGAAACAATGCGATATGCAAAACGTGTGGACGGCAATCACCACGAGATAATTCAAGGATTGCGCGATTGTGGCTACAAAGTCAAAGATACGTCAAAATATGGCGACGGGTTCCCGGATTGTATCGTAGCAGGCGGCGGACGTGTTGTCATGCTGGAAATCAAGCAGGGCAGCGCGAAATTGACGGACGCGGAGAAGGACTTCCACGAAGCGTTTTACGGTTTAGGGCTTCACGTTGTCAGGACGCTTGAGGATGCAATCAAGATTATGGAGCGTGAACGGATATGAAAATCTACAAAGTGTTAGTTGATGAATTGCCGATAGCGTGTGGTAGCCGTACTGGTAAGCACGATCCAAAGCCTTGTGATTTTTTTATGGTTGCTAATCCGTTGTGGTGTTTTGTTACGGATAAAAGTATCGAAGAAAATAACAATCCTTATGAATCACGCCCCTCATGGTGTCCGTTGCAAGCTGTCCCTATGTGGGAAGCGTCATATTCTGAAAGTGGGATTATAAAGCCATGAAAAAGCGTAAACCAGACGAATTCCCCACTATGTTTTTAATAATTACGATTATTATCACATGGTTAACGTTGCTTTGGGCGATGTGGTACAGGTTGCGCGTGATTGAATTAGTTTGCAGGAGAGGATAATGAAAATATATTGTTATCCAGATAGAAAAATTGTAAGACCATCATTTAATATTGATTTAAAAAGCTTCTATAAAAGCATATGGTTTTTTTGGTGGTTGATTACTTGGAGCTTTGAATTTGGACGCATTGAGCATTTTAGTATTGGTTTTTATTTGCGAGGTGAATAATGCCAGAATCAATCGGTGAGCTCGTGTTATGTGCTGAGGGGCAACGCCTGTATGACGAATATAATATGATGTTCGACAACGAAAATAATTCAGAGGATGACATGCTGGACGCGTGGGACGCGTATTATAATCACCGGATGGAATGTTCGGATTGTGGGTATAGATGACATGGGTAATCGCTTCGTTGAGGACAGACTGGAGAAGGCTAATATATCGTTCTCCGAGATGTGGGGCAGCGAACACGAGGGGCGATTCTGGAAACGCAAGTTATCCAAAGCAAGGCGACGGGCGGCAAGGCGATTGTGCAAGTACGGTGAGGATAACTTGCGCAAAGTCGAACGAGGACTAGAGGGGATTGAAAGAATGTGTAACTGGAAGAATTGGTAATCTTAACAATTCCGGCAATTACAGATTATCTATTGACAACATAGAATAAATGTGCTAATGTTATTTTGAGTAAAAGCAATTTATAGTGTTGGAGAAAATAATGATATTAACCTATAAGGTTAAGCACAACACAGATTTATCAACAGAACTGTCAAAAGCACGACAAGTTGCTGATTTTGCTATTAATAACAGGGATAAATTATCTAGTAAATGGGTAAAACATTTTGGGCTTAAATCTGCTATTTCTAATCAAATATTGAGAAAATATGGAAAAAATAAAAAATGTAAATCTGTACAATCAGTTAAGTTAATAATTCCTAATCAATGTATAAAAATAATAGATAAACGAATTAGAGTAATTCCACTAAATATAAATCTAAAATTAGATAAGGAATTTGAAAAAGTTAATTTAATCGAAATGGATGAAAAATATGCTTACATTTCTGTAACCATTAAAGAACAAGAAACATTTAAACCAATTAACCATATTGGCGTTGATTTAAATGCAACAAGTCATTGTGCGGTAGTAGCCATCAAGGAAACAGGCAAGGTATTTAAACTTGGTAAGTCAGCTCAACACCAACATAATAAATATAAATTTATTAGACGCGATCTACAGAAAAAAGGTAAATATAAAAAAGTTAAACAAATTAAAAATCGTGAAAACAGAATAATTACAGATATAAATCACAAGATATCTAGATTTATAGTTAATCAAGCTGTTTCAAATAAGGCTAGTATAAATCTAGAAAATTTAAACAATGTTAGAAAAAATAAAAACCATAAAAAATCCTTTAATCATACCCTCCACACTTGGAGCTTTTATCAACTAAAACAATTTATAAAATATAAGGCAACTCTTGCGGGTGTGACATTATCCTTAATTGATCCAGCTTATACGAGCAAATGTTGCTCTATTTGTGGGACTATTGGAGATAGAAAAGGTAAATATTTTAAGTGCTCACATTGTGGTCACGTAGAACATGCTGATGTAAATGCGGCTTTTAATATAGCGTTTCCATCTCAAAGTATTGTTCAATTGCAAGCAGAAAGAGATGCTTGTAAGGGGAACTCTGATATCCCCCAAGGCGCTCCGTTAATAAGCCAAACGACACTAAAAATCCAACAATTGAAAAACAGTGGATATGTCAGCCTCCGGAGGTAAATATGTTATCGGTATTTTTAGGTTTAAATTCAAATTTTGTTTTTGAATGGAAAGGATAAATATAATGTCAGTCTTAGGAATTTTAGCAATAATTTTCTTGTTGTCGTTTCTTGTCGAAGCGATGGTTGAATATATCTTTGGCAAGCTGTTTGATCACGTGCCAGTGTTGGTGCCTTATAAATGGCTGTTGCAGTATGTGGCTTTGGGCTTTGGCGTTTTGGGCGCGTTTATATATAAGTTTGACGTTATCAGTCTGTTGTCAATCTGGTTGGAAACGCCAATAGAAATACACCCGTTCGGGATTACCATCACAGGACTTGCCATTGGTAGGGGTAGTAATTTCATTCACGACCTGATTAAGAAATTCTTCCAACAAGATCCACTGGTGACCAACAACACCGTATATAACACAGTCACGAAATAAGGGGGCGACATGGATGCTGCAACAATTGCAAGCCTTATTAACTTTGGCAGCGCGGGGGCTGTTATTGTCGTCGTTATCATCTTCCTGAATTACATCGGGAAAAGGGACGCAGAGTGGCGCGATTTTTTTACCGTCTTAAACAAAAATAACGTGGAGGACTTGGGCAAACTTACCAGGGCCATTGAAAGTATGAGCATTTCTGTTTTTAAGTTGGGGGATAGCTTGAAAGAACATGATGACCACGTGGAATCAAGAATAAAAGAAGTCACAGCAGCGGCACGCAAACGCAGCGCTAAACCAAAGGCGGTAGATAATGGGTGACAATCCAATGCGACCACGATTAGCGATAAAGCAGGGGAGAGGAGTGTAACGATGACAAGTAAAAGCAGATTGTTGATGATACTACAAACTAATCCGTATTTTCAGAAATTAAAAACACTATTTGGCGCGAATCTTATAGCATATTATCCAATGTGGGAAGAATCAGGAACAACCGTTACAGACATTTCTGGAAATGCTAGAAATGGTGTCTACGATACCGTTACACTTAATTCAACCAGATCAAAGTTTAATAAACCATCTCCACTATTTAATGGTGATGGGTTTGCTAATGTATATTCAGCATCGTTAGTTAGCGCATTTACTCCAAACACATTAACCATAGGTGGATGGTACAAGGCAAAAACCATGAATACTTTTTATGATGGTGCGGTCGGTAATCCATTTAGATTTTTAGTAGATGCAAATAACTATGTTGACTTATTAAAACAATCATCGGCTGAACAACTATCATTTAGATTTAAGTCGGGTGCGGTTGCCGTAAAAACATTAAACTTTTATGGTGCTACAAATAACTGGTTTTTTTGGTGCATTACTGTTGACAAAGCAAATGATTTAGTATCAATTTATATTAATAATAAAAAAATAACAACACTAGATACTCTTGGCATTTGGGCTGGTAGTGTTGCAGAAGCATCAGCATGTTTTGGAGCAGCAAACACAACAAAAGCAAACCCGTTGATTGGATATTTAAGCGATTGTTTTATTGCGTCACGGGTTGCAACAGACGCAGAAATTGTAGCTTTATCCAAAAACTTACCGCAAAATACATTAACTATACTTGGCGATAGCATCTCTGTTAAGAGTGATACAAGTTATACAACGCTTATATTAAGTGAACTTACAACATATTTCAACAGAAACAGGGCGGTTGCTTCTATGGGCGTAGTAGCAGGAGCGTCAAATTTAGCAGCACAAGCAACAGCAGCAGCTTCTGATGATGCAGATATTATTATTATCCAGCTTGGTTCTAATGATGATAATGCTGGCAATATGGGGACACTACAAACTGCTTATGAAGATGGAATCATTGCATTAAAAGCAAGTAATACAAACGCAACAATCTATGCTATGAACGTTCTCAAAAGATGGGCTAATCAGACAGACGGGGCAGAGGTTGACAAATCCAACATTCGTACAGCAATTGCAGCAGCCTGTACCGCTCAAGGTATTACGTGTTGGGACACTTACACAACCCCGTGGATTGCACAAGACGAAACAAGTGATGGCATACATCCAACAGCAGCAGGACACGCAAAGATAGCAGCCGAAGTTTTGGCAAGACTACCATAAAGGAGCACACAAATGGCATACAACGATTTCGCAAGATTAGACGCAGTGGTGGAAGCCACAATCGCAAACGAGGCAAGCCTTTCAGGGGCAGTCAACTTAGGCAAGATGACGCTGGTATCAATCCAGTCAACGTCTGACTTAGAGGGCGCGGCTTATACATTTCAGGGCAGTCTGGACGGTGTGACATACGCCAATATGTACGACGAAACAGGAACAGAAGTCAACATTCCATTCAGTGAAGCGCGGCTTGTGACCATCACCAACCCGAACATATTTCACGGCAAGCAGTACATCAAAGTCCGCACGGGTACGGCTGCCAGTGCAACGGCGCAAACGGGTGACATCACAATCAAGTTGGGATTAGTGGCGATATAGTGGACGAACCGTTAGCGGTTGAATTTGAAGCAGAACTACGACAAATAAAATCAATGGTTGATCACAGTTTTAACGTTACAATCAACGTACCAGAATACTGCTTAGAACAAGTTCAACACATGATGGGACACCTGGGTGATTTGGTTAGTATAGTGGCTGTTTTTGAAGAAAAGCAGTAGCAAAACTGACAGGGTGCCTTTAAGGAACAAAATGAAAAAACAAGACTTAGTAGATGCAATCCATAAATACAACGGGAATATATCAGCAATAGCCCGGGCCTTTGGCATTACAAGGTCGGCTATTTATGATTACATTGAAAAGCGTCCAGAACTAAAAGACATTATTCAAGACGAACGGGAATCAATATTAGATGACGCTGAAAGTGAATTGTTTAAACAGGCGAAGCGCGGAAATTTATCAGCGTTGATATTCTTCTTGAAGACACAAGGTAAAAAACGTGGATATGTCGAGCGGTCTGAAATAACAGGTAGTGAAGGAGCAGCGATCAGAGTTGAATATATCAACACCCCTTATCCAATTACAGGCGTTTCATCCAGAACAAGCAAAGATTTACAAGAACCTAAAGAGGTTTAACGTGCTAAATTGTGGACGGCGTTTCGGGAAGGATATTATCCAGAGAAACTATGCAAGCGAGGGTTTGCTATCAGGCGAACCCGTTGCATGGTATGAGCCTGAATATAAAAGCCTTATGGAAAACTGGAATTGGTTCGTAGACACATTTTATCCAATCACAAAAGATAAAAGCGAAGTCGAAAAACGAATCGATTTGGTTACGGGTGGATATATTGAAATGTGGTCATTACAGGATAAGGACGCATCCAGAGGGCGACATTATAAACGAGCATTGGTAAACGAAGCCGCAAAAGTAAAAGACCTTGAATATTCATGGAATGCTGTAATCCGTATTACGTTGGCTGATTTGCAAGGCAGCGCAATGATAGGTAGCACACCTAAAGGATTGAATTATTTCAAGACAATGTATGATAGGGGTATGGATAATTTACAAAATGAGTGGGCTTCATTCCACAAAACAACGTATGACAACCCATATATTGCAAGGTCTGAAATAGAGGAACTAAAGAACACGCTACCTGAAATTATATTCAATCAAGAAATTCTAGCAGAGTTTATCAATTCAGAGGGCGCGGTATTTCGTAGGGTTCAAGAAGCTGTAAAAATGGAAGATCCATTAGACGAACCGCAACCGAACCGGCAATATATCGCAGGTGTGGACGTTGCGGCAAGCATCGACTATACCGTCGTGTCTGTTATGGATGTCATGTCAAAGCAGCTTGTTTATATGGACAGGTTCAACCGCGTTGATTACAGCGTGTTAGAAGACAGGCTATATTCACTATATCACCGCTGGAATTTAGATGTTATCAAGATTGAAGCCAACAGCATAGGGCAGCCGGTTATTGATCACCTTGAAAACAAGGGCATGAACATCATTCCATTTATGACCACCAGCGCGACAAAGCAGCCGTTGATTATGAATCTTCAATCAGCGTTCGAACATGGGGATATTGGAATTTACAATTACCCTGTATTAATAGGGGAATTATTATCATTTGAGAGCAAGCGTTCACCGTCGGGGTCATTCAGTTATTCAGCACCAGACGGATTACATGACGACACAGTAATGTCTTTGGCTTTGGCATGGGACTGCATCGGCGGCAATGACTGGTCAATCGCAACCAGTGGGAGGTATTAGTGGCACATAAACAAAACGTACTAACATTATTCGACGGGGCAAAGTCAATCAATGCCTGGAATGTTGACGACCTGACAGGCTGGACGTTGACCAGTGAAAAGCAGAACTCAGCGGAATCGTTCTTTTTCCGGCGCGTCCCCTGGTTGTATTCAGCGGTTATGATGCGTTCTGGTGAAGTCGCCAACATGTCATTCGACATCAAACAGAATGATAAGGTGTATGAAACATCGACGAACTACCAGAACAAGCTTAAATTCCTACCTATGCCACAATCGCTATTCCTGAAGCTGATGGTTAGTAAGTTGATGACAGGCAAGGCGTATTTGCTGATTGAAGCCAACAAGAACGGGTATGTCCAGAACCTGAAATACCTGGTGCCAACTACCATCGAGGAAGAATATAACGATATTGGGGAGTTGAAATCATATAAGCGGACACTGCCAACCCAGACATTGCACATTGAGCCGAAGTTTATCATCCCATTCTACGAACCTGATTACATGAGTGAAGTCGGGGCTGGTGAAATAAGTCCTGCAAAAGCAGCGTTGATGAGCGCTGGAATCCTGTTCAATATTGATGATTTTGTGGGTAACTTTTTCAAGCGTGGTGCAATCAAGGCGACTATCTTCACAACGTTAGGATTTAGCAGACAGGAAGCCGAGAAAATGGCTGACTGGTTGTCTGACAAGGTTGAAGGCATCAAGAACGCGTGGGCTAATCTGGTATTGAAGGGTGAAAACGTAAAGCCTGTTGTAATCGGCGAGGGGTTGGAATCGCTGAATAATGACAGCCTTACCAAGACACAACGGGAGAATATTACCGCGTGCCTGGGTATTCCTGAATCCTTGCTGTGGTCTGCGGCTGCTACAAACGACGTAAGACATGATGACCAGAAACAATTCTACACCGCAACTGTAATTCCTGATTGTAATTCGATTGCATCCGTGCTGAATAGCAAGTTGTTTACCGCTGAATGGAAACTACAGGGGTATAAGATTGATTTCCAATATGAGAGTCTTGACATATTCCAGGAAGACGCCAAATTTCAGGCGGAGGCTGTTGGTGCGTTCGTTACAAGCGGTGTGCCACTGCTTATGGCAATGGACTTAGTGGGCGTTGAGCTTACCGATGATATGCGACTGCAACTTGAGGAAATGGAAAAGAAAAAGAACGAAGTCACACCACCCCCACAATTGCCAGAGGCTACGCAACCGTCACAGGAAACAGACATAGAAGACCGGGAATCCGTGAACATGGAAGCGGCAAGCGAAATAGCAGCATGGCAGCGGAAATCTACAAAGGCGTTGAAATCCGGCAAGTCAGCGGTAGTGAAGTTTGAATCGGATGTAATCCCTGAATGGCTTATGGATGAAATCAACCTTGAATTAGCGACGTGTCAGACAGTCGATGACATCAAGAGCGTGTTCGGTAAGAAGCGCGAGCAGGGGATAAGTGAATTGGTAATTCAATTACGTGAGTTATTACAGGTGATAAATACACCTGAAACAATAGTAGAAAACAAGGAGTAAACAATGGCAACTTTTAACAAGTTCAACAGCTTTGTCGAAGCATTAGCGGAGAAAGCGCACAACCTGGGGAGCGATACCCTGAATGTGACATTCACGGCAGCGGCAGCCGCACCCGTGGCTACTAATACCGTGTTGGGCGACCTGACACAAATAACATTGACTTATGTTGACAGTCAGGCCTTGACAATATCAACATCAGCGCAAACAGACGGAACCTATAAGCTGGTATTGGCTGACAAAACCGTAACCGCAACCGGCGGAACTGTTGGCCCGTTTCGTTATGTGGTTATCTACAATGACACAGCGGCATCCGACGAGCTTATAGGCTGGTATGACTACGGTTCAGAAATCACATTAGCGGCTGGTGAAAGTCTGACAATAAACTTCGATGGTACAAACGGCGTATTGACGATAGCATAGGATAACTATGGCACAATATGGACGCCCTGATGGTGACGTAACCACTACCGGCGTTGCTGGTGGTAATTATGCGAGCATTGACGAAATAACTCCGTCTGATGCTGATTTTATCTATGGGGCAGAGGCTACCGCTGTAACGTATGAATGCAGTCTAACGAACATTACCGACCCTGTTTCTGATACGGGTATTTCGTTCACGTATCGGGTAGCAAAGCTAAATGGAACGACAACGGACGGAGCCGGTAACGCTGTTTATGTCACAACATATTTATACGAAGGTGCAACACTAAGGGCAAGTGATACACAAAAGACGCTGACAGATACCTGGACTGATTACACCTACAATTGTACAACAGCCGAATGTGACGCGCTATCCGATTTTACTGATTTACGGTTAAGATTTGTCAGCCCGTCATCTGCCGGTAATGCGACAACAAGAAGGGCTATGGGATTGTCTTATGCTGTACTAACAGCACCAACCGCGCCCGTTGCACCATTAGACGCAACTACACAAACATACACATTCACAGGAATAGCGGCAACCCTGACAGTTGCCCGTAAAGTAGATATAACAGCGGCTGAATTTATACTAACCGGAATTGACGCAACATTAGCCAAAACGATTGTATTACCTATCACGAAGACTGAATTTACCTTCACGGGTATTGCAGCAGGGTTTACAGTAGCACGCAAGATAGACATTACTAAAGCAGAATTTACATTGACGGGCGTTGATTCTGTGTTAGCTAAGACTGTTATCATGCCTGCAACCGTCGCAGAATTTACACTAACAGGAACGGCAACCGGATTACTGGCAGCCAGAACACTTGGTATAACAGTCGGTGAATTTGTGCTAACAGGAATAGATACGGGGTTAACGAAGTCAATCATTATGCCAGCCGTAAAAGCTGAATATAGTTTGACGGGTATTGATGCTGGACTACTGGCAACCCGTAAATTTGATGCAACCAAAGCAGAGTACACGTATTCAGGAATTGATACTGGATTATTAGCGTCCAGATTGTTGGCAGGCGCAACACAGACTTACAGCTTGACGGGAATTGATGTTGGATTGTTGGCAGCGTACACATTTACCGCTGATAATACTACCTATGCTGTAACTGGCATTGATGTAGAATTGACGTATAATGAATCAGTTGGTGCTTATACCCTTGATGTGAGTTGTGGAGAATTTGAGATGACATCGCGACGGTGTGACATCAATTTTAAATACCGCAAGGGATGGAATAGATTTAAACCCGTAACACCTGCGAAGATACACAAGCACAAAGCCAGAACTGATGTAGTCCGTTTTGATGATGGAAGCTGGGAGGGTAGATGAATCCAAAAACGATTGATACCATCGTAAAGATTGTTGATACATTGAAGGCGCAAGGGTGGAATGTTCCTCCAGATGTTGACGCTATGGCACGCCTGCAAAAGCTAAAGAAGCTACGTCAAAGCGGCGCGATAAAAGCAGACGTGATCAATCGTGACGAAATAGAAGCGCGTCTGATTGCGGTTATCAGTAAGAACCAACGGGCGCAATTGAATAAACTATTGGAATTATTGGGCAATCCACCGCAACTATACAACGTACCAAATGAATTTTGGGAGAACGAAGGTCGAAAGCTACAACGTGACGTTGAACCTATTCTTATCGACATATATTTACAACAGGCTAAACTATTGATGGACGAAGTGCATATCGGTATTGATTGGGGAATGGTAAATGTCAACGCTGCCAGGTGGGCTAATAAATATACGTATGATTTAGTAAAAGGTATCACCAATACAACGCTGAAAGGACTTCAGGAAACGATACCGCAATTCTATGAGCAAGGTTGGAATTTAGGACAATTACGGACGTCACTAGAACGCTGGTATTCACCAGCACGCGCGGAGATGATAGCTATTACAGAAACCACCAGGGCAGCGTCCGAGGGAGAGCGGCAACTGGTCAGTGAGATCCAAAAAGAAACGGGCATTGAATTGATTGCAATATGGAATACGTCAAACGATGACATAGTATGTGATATTTGCGGCCCTCGTAATGACCAACCGATAACAGATGGAATGTATCCTCCAGCCCATGTCGGGTGTAGATGTGAAGTATCTCACAGGTTGCCAGAATGACATACATCAAGATTGAAGGCGCGGAAGAACTAATAAAAAAGATTGACAACCTTGCCAGCATGACAAAAGTCAAGGGTGCAATCATGGCTGGTGCTTTAGAGCTTAAAGAAAAAATAGCGAAATATCCAGCTAAACGAACGTATAAGAATTGGCGATTATATGGTAATAGTGACGCGGCTAAACGTATGCGAGCAGGGTTCTTTTATCATCTGAATAAAGGTGATATTGGTGTTCCTTACAGACGGGGGCAATCCAGTAAGAGTGAGAAACTAGGGCAATCATGGACTGCCAAGGCATCCGATAGTGGATTTACCGCAACCGTTGGCACGAGTGCAACATACGCAAGGTTAGTACAATCCAGCGAGGAGCAGACATCAGCGCACAAACAAACGGGGTGGATAACAGACAAGCAGGTAGTCATGTTATACGGCAAGAAGATTGCGGAAAAGGTGCTAAAGGCGATTGCCGACGTTCTGGCAAAATAGATAAATTGGGGTATTGAAATCTATCCGCAAAAGTTGTATAATCATATTATCTATGTGAGAGTAGAGAGGATATGAGATGACACTAATCAATCAACTTGACTTTGAGCAGTTAACACAATGCCCCATCTGCAAGGGTACAGACATACCAACAATGTACCAGATAAACTACCGCGACTTGGGCATGATACACGCTTCAATCTGTCAGGATTGCGGCTTGAACTTCCTGAATCCACGCATGACAGACGAGCAAACCGTACAATACTACAGCGGACTGTACAGGGACACTATCCTTGAGAACGAGAACGGTATCAACCAGAACGACTTAAAGAACCAACACGCCCGGGCAATCGTCCAGGTGAATACCATCAAGCAGCATTTGACGGGACTGCATTCTAACCTTGAGATTGGTTCGTCGGCTGGCTACTTGCTGGATAGATTGCATATCGAGTGCGACTTTGAGTATTGCGTCGGTGTTGAGCCGGATGTCAGGTATCACAGCCTTGAACCAGCTTGTGATTATCGCATATATCAGGACATCAACGAAGTGCCACATCAACAATTCGACCTTATCACAATGTCACACAGCCTTGAGCACATCAATCACCCGTTGGAGTACATGCAGAATATCATCGACAACTATACCCATGATAGTAGTCTGATTATGATTGAAGTCCCCAACATGGATTATTACATGTGTTACGGGTTAGCACATCCGATAAACTTCACACAGGAAACGTTGAACGGGTTATTTTTACGGATGGGTTGCATACCGATTGGCAATTATGTTCACGGATTAGGAACGTCTAACACGCGTAAATTCTTGATTGGATTATATCGGGTGGTAAAGGAGTAGAAATGGGAAAAATGATTGTTTATATTGATGCTAAAACGCTTCAGACAATGTTCACACAAGGCTGGAATATTGGGAAGAAATCATTTATTGAGTGTATCGAAGGCTTGCCAAAAGATGCTAAGTTTATTGAATTTGAAAAACAGTATTATTTTGGCAGACAAGAAATCATGGCTATATTTGAGCATGAATCATTTGAAAACAAGGAAGGTGAAAAACTTCCATATATGAGTATTATCTATCATGAGATAATGAATCCTGAATATATATTCACAAATAAACTAAAATTCCTGCTATTCGGCGATGACTACACAGAGCACGTATCACCCGAAATGCTGACAGACGAAAAGCTGTTGGAAGCGGTCAGGATGTTGAAAGAGGTGTATTGATGGATCAGGAACGTGAAACAGAAACAACATTTTTTGAATTAGTAAAAGAATATGCAAAACTAGAAGAGGCTTCCTCATCTTGGGACGGTATTGGTGAATATGTTATTATTATGCCTATTGGAAGATCGAGAAAATTATTACAGCTTGCTAAAAAATCAAATCGTGTCGGGGTTCGTTCGTGGTTTAGAAAATCACAACCAAAACATTGTAGAGTAAGGCAAAGATGAATAGAGGTGTATTGATGGCAAAAAATTATAATCCTGTTGGTATATTAAACATGGGTAAAGAATTAAAAATTGATAAGTGTTATAGATGTGGCGAAAATCCTGTTTATGAAGGATATGTTACTTGTAAATCTTGTATTGCAGATACGCTTATTTTTAGTTAAGATGTAGCAGTAACAATTTTAGGAACAATCTTTTTTGATAATTTCAAACCTAAAGAATGGGAAGATATAATCAAAGAAAGACTTTGGTATTGGTTTATGAAGTCTATCCAATCTTAAAAAATCGCACCAATTCCATTTTATCTATTGACAAGTTAGAACGATTGTGCTAGTATGCTAATAATTCAATATCTGGTGTCAGGATAGCTTATAGGCTAGGGGACTAGCGACAAGCGAAAAGGACACAAACAAAGCGCATTAGGCTTGTAAGCGGCGCAGGTAACTTTATACCTGCGCCAAATTTATTTTAAGGAGCTAAACATGAATGATGACAAGAACGAAACCCACATGATGACAGATGGTGTTGTCTATATGGGTGACGCGGTGAAAGCAACACGTACAGCCGACGGGGTAAAACTTGCCGGATATTTAGTGCGCTTCACAAACGAAAATGAGCCAGATTTGACAGGTGATTATTTCGAGAAAGATACCGACTTCGACATTGACGAATTTCCAATCAAGAAATCGACGTACTTCAATCATGGCTTTGATGACCACTTCAAACGACAAAAGCTAGGCAAGGCAACATTATCTATGGATGACTTTGGCATTTGGGCAGAAACAATCGTCCAGGAACGTGACGAATACGAAAAGTTTATCACGGAGCTTGCAGATCAAGGCAAGTTGGGCTGGTCATCCGGTTCTGTTGGTCATCTTATCGAGCGCAAACAACTGAACGAAGAAATCTACAAAATCACATACTGGCCAATCGCAGAAGCGTCATTGACACACACACCAGCCGAGTTTAGAAATTCAGTTATACCGATTAAGTCCCTGATGAAACAACAGCCAGAGGTGCCAGAGAATAGTGACACAGTGCAGGACGTGAAATCAGAACCAATCGTCGAAACACAATCAATCATACAAAACATTGAGAAAGAGGAACACACAATGGAAAAAGAAGAACTCCAAGCATTGATTGACGCCACTACAAAATCAGCAATTGAGGAATATCGCAAGTCCGAACCTGCCGTAAAGTCAGAGAGCGTCACAGTTGTAAAGGATGAAGCAGATCAGCCGTTTAAAACAGCCGGGGAATTTTTCAAGGCCGTCAAAAATGCTGCTCTGTATCCATCCAGTCAGGACGTGCGTTTATTGCCGTTGAAAGCAGCCACGGGCATGAGCGAAGGAACCCCTGCTGATGGTGGGTACTTAGTACCTACTAACTACGCTGGTGGAATCGTTGAGCGTATGTATCAGTTAGGCAAAGTCATCAACCGCGTATCGAAAGATTCAATCAGCGGAAACAACATGACATACTTTGCCGTTGACGAATCCAGCCGCGCTTCAACCCGTCAGGGTGGAATCTTAGGCTACTGGTTAGCAGAAGCAGGAACCAAAACATCCAGCAAGCCAGCATTTCGCCAGGTTGATTTGAAGCTCAAGAAAGTTGCCGCGTTAGCTTATGCAACCGACGAATTATTGAGTGACGTGAAAGCGTTGGAATCATGGCTTAACCGAACCGTACCAAATGAATTGATCTTCCAATCCGAAGATGCAATCTTCAACGGTAACGGCGTCGCGAAACCCCTGGGTATTATGCAGTCACCTGCTTTGGTGTCACCGCTTCGTCTTGATGCCAGCAAAGTACAATTAGCTGACATTCTTACCATGTGGTCGCGTCGTTGGGCTGGTGTAGATGATTATGCCTGGTTTATCAATCAGGATGTAACTCCACAGTTATATCAGATTGGTAGCACCTACCAGAATCTTTACATGCCACAAGGTTTTGCAGGAAACCCGTTCGCTACATTGATGGGAAAACCTATCATCGAAGTTGAATACGCTCAAACAATGGGAACCACAGGCGACATCGTGTTAGCCGCAATGAGCCAGTATCAAGCGATTGATAAGGGTATCGAATCCGCTTCAAGTATTCACGTCGCCTTTACCAGTGACCAGACTTGTTTCAGATTCGTTTATCGTATCGACGGCGCTCCGATGTGGAATAGTGCATTGACCCCATTCAAGGGCAGCAATACACAATCCCCATTCGTTTCATTAGCTACCGCATCTTCATAACAGGAGGACATAATGAATATCTTAGACTTTAATTTAGTGCCAGGCGTCCAGCCTGTTGACACCGCCGCAACCGCGTTAAC